AACATGTCCAGTTGAATTTGCAGTTCTTTAAGATCAAGTTCACGTTGTTTATTGGCAGCATTAACTGCTTCTTTAGCTGCCTGTGTCTGAACCTTTTGCTGCTCAAGACCAAGCTTCTGTCCTTCAATCTGAACAAGCTGTGCTTCAGGTGACATAGCCTGTTGTTGCATAGCAGCAACCTGATTAGCTTGCATAACCTGTTGAGCGGCAGTAGCCATAACTGCTGAAATTAGATCAGGATTATTTGGATCAATGCCCTGCTGTTCTGCTTCATCACCATATGTAGAAATCATTTCCTCTGTTATACCAGTGATCTGTTCCTGATATTTTAACATAAGATGTTCCTGCATGTTTGCTTCTAAAATTGGTGCTATCCGTTTCATTAATGGGTTAGCACCATTAGCAGGGTCTTGTAGATATGTAGTTTTAACTTGTATATGGGCATCATGGTTTTGACCAGGAAATGCTTTAATAGCCATACCTTTAACTGCTGCACTAATATCACTGAGAGGATCAAGCGGTACAGGCTTTGGCTTGCTTGGCATGATCTTATCTAAGTTAGGAATATTTGCCGCATTAAGAATTGTTCTGTTTAACTCTTCAATATCAAACATACCAGGAGGTGATGATTGAGACAGTTGAAGTGCAAGTTGTGCCATCATCATACGGTGCGCTGAAGATGGTATGTTAGGATCAGACACAGGAATAATATCAATCCTGCCATCAAAGTCACTGCGAAATACTTTTAATGTACCGTTAGGAACATCACATATTGACTCCATAGGAAGATACTCAAAGTTAATTCTTCCTAAAAGTTTAAACTCTTCTTTCTGAGATTTATGTAAGCGTTTATGAATAGCACTGAAAAATTTACTACTGGCTTCTAACAATGCCATTGTAGTTCCTACAGGACCATAGTTAACACCATCAGCTACAACTTGTTCTGTAGTATCTGCAAACTTTTGCGCCGTACCAGTTACAAAGTTAAGCATCTGTAAAAGTGTTTGTGAAGGTTCTTTGTATGGCAGGTTAATAATCATCTTAGAGATATCATTACCTGTAGCTTCCACCTCTTTAAACTCACCAGGAGATATAGGATCATTATCTCCTACAATACGCATACCTTTTGCCTTGAAACCTCCAGGTAAATTAGCAAACTGACCAGCATCCACCAAGCTACGCATAGCTGCAGTTGCTGTCATAGTAAGATTACCCAAGAAATGTATCAGTCCCAGACCATAAAAACCAAATCCAGGTACAAAACGATAGTGTGTGAAGAAGATTTTCTTCTCTTTTCGCGGGTCATCCCTGTCATAATTCCTACGAATAGATAGAATCTTTCTGCTTTTTTGCTCTATTGTAACAATATATGGTAGAGCTATGTCCTCTTCATCCTCAAATCCCTCTAAATCCAAATAACAATGCTGTTCCAGTAGCACATATTGTGGATCATTGTCCCCAGATGGGGATAAACCCATGATATTGTCCATTTTTTGGGACATTGCAGTAGTTTGTGGGGTAGATGCTTCAGGTAATTCTATGTCTGAGTACATTCCTGCAGCAATATCTCTTCGCATTTCTACTGGAGAGCGGTAAATTACGTGTGTATATCTGTCTGCACGGCGTAAATCTGTAGCATAGTACGATACATAGAACTGATCTATAGGTACAAACTCAGATACAGGACGATTTAGACCTGAATCAAAGTAAATTTTCTTAAATGCAGAACCTATCAGGGGTAAATGGAAGAGCATTCTTTCAAACTCATCAAAATATTCTGTCATCTGGTCCGTGACCTGATAATTCATAAACTCTTCTACACGTTGTGCCTGATTTTCTTTCTCTTCAGAGACATTTCCTATGATTTGAGACTTAACAGGTCCACCAGCAGGGAATAATTCTTGTGTAGCTTTAGATTGAAACTTAACTGCTGACTCAATAAGCACAGGATGGACTGCAGTACATGCACCCTCAAACGGTTCTGAAGCTTCTTCCAGCTTTAATCCTAAAAGATCGAAGCCACGCTCGAACATACTTTCCCATTCGCCGCGACTGTCTTTATCTGCCGTGTAATTATCGTAGACTTCTTCAGCAATATCCTGTAGAATATCTTCATCTATGTCATCTGCCAGGTTTCTGTAAAACTCATCATCTGTTTCTTCTACCTGTTCATCAGATAATAACTCTTCTACTGGGTTTTTAAACTCAACTATCACACCGCCGTCAGAATCATCGTATTCGATAGTAGCTTCATCATTCTCTGATTCAATTTCTATCGGGGTAACTTTAATTTGCGGAATAGGATCAAAGGGATTACGTTCAGTTGCCATTTATCTTATCCTTTGTGTGTTGTAGTTATTATTTCTCATAACCATGCCGCCTGATTTTTTCTTAGTAATTTTTACTGCCGCTTTTCCTATACCAGAAACTGTTTCAATATTAAAATTTTCTTGTCCTAAAGTTTCTTCAATATATTTTTTTAATTCTGGTTGACTAAATCCTTTTTGATAACCACCATCTGGTAATATTATAGATGCATCTTCTTTTCCTGGTGTTCCTGTTTTAGCACCTAAAACATCTGATATACCTCTTGTAGATATAATAGCAGTGCCTTTAGGTTTTAAAACTCTACCAATATTTAAAACTATTTCATCTCTTACATTTTTTGGCACAACATTTAATACATTTAAATTAGCTACTTTAGAATAAGAATTGCTTGGAATTTGATCTATTTCTGTATATTTAGGTTTAAATCCTTCTCTAGGAAAAGGTTCAAAAGCATCTGCTTTTAGTTCTTTTGACCCTAAACCTAGGCCAGCACCAAAATCTAATGTTTTACCTTTAATATTTTTAAAATATTTTTCATTTACGTTTTTATAAGTAGCTAAAGTATTTGGTCTTTGTGTTTCTTTAGTAGCTTCTGGAATAATATCTTCTTCTGTTTTTGCTATAGGCTTTGTTGATTTTGTTTTTGCTATAGACTTTGCTACTTCTGATCCTTTTTTTACTGCTTTACCTGCAGGACTTTCTAATGCTCCAGCCATAGCTACAGCAGTTAAAGCAGAGGGGCTAGGTTGTTCTACAAATTGTTCGCCAGCCTCATATATTGCTGGCACATCAGGTGTAAGAAGTTGAGCAAGTCCTCTAACTGGTTCATAGGCAGGACCAAGTATACCTTTAGCTACTTCTTCTCCTTTAGCTAATCCAGATTGAATTAAGGCTGCAATATTTTCTAATGCACTATCGCCATCAGTTGCCATATTGTATATTACCTTTGCTAAATAAATAATTTCTAATTATAATCTTAAACTCGCCAGTACGCAACTCGCTTCTGATTTCTATAACCCTGATCGTCTTCCCAATCAGGATCGTCTGGATGTTCCAAACGCCAGCTATCTTTTACATAGTGAATAGCCATTGTCATGGCATCAACCTGATCATCGTGTTTACCATACGGAAACATTATCATTTCTTCATACAGTTCTGTTGACCAGCCTTTTCCATCTGGCAACCAAACTCTTCCTGACTCCAGCATAGGAGATGCAGATATAACTCTGCTAACCTTATCTCTGTCAGGTGTATATTCTAAAACAGGTAACCCGCTTCTACGCATATCCTGAATCAAAGACTGACCACTAGCCTTCTTCTCCACAAGACAAAAATCAGGTCTGTGTTTTTTATACTCCTCCTGTGCTATACGTCTTAGATCAGGATACTCATATCTGCCCCGCTTACTTCCCAACAATATAATATTGGATGCCACATTCTCCTCACCTGTCTGAGGATCATCATCATGGAAATAAAATACACCCCACGTCTGTATTACCGAGTAGTCTGCTGTTGTCTTTGTAGAGAAAGCTGTATCGTAAGTCTGTAGAATAAAATCACAACCAGGAGGATCACCATATTCCCACCAGTTGATCCAATCTTTTTTAATTAAGCTGCCTTCATCAGGAGTGGGATTTTGCATGTACAGGCTTTCCCAATACTTCGATCCATTGGTGGACCGTATTTCCATCTCATCTTGTCTTAATACTTCATCACTTTTCCACTCAGGAAAGTAACTTGTTCCTATAGGCAAGCCTAATAATTTACTAGAATCCTCATCTACCCATGCAGGTATACTAACTACGTCCCAGCGCATCTCTGTATCTATATCAAACTTCTCTTGCTGCTTTAGCAGCCATCCGCAAAGATCGTCATAATGATAACGGGTATTAATAATAATTATCGCGCCGTTAGGCATGATACGTGTGCGTAGTCCTGATGGCCACCATTCCTTGATATACCTTCTTCCTGCTTCAGAAAAACTATCTTCTTCAGACATGGCATCGTCAAGGATAGCTACGTGTGCGCCACGACCTGCAATCTGACTACGAACACCTGCAGCGTAGTAACTACCGTTTAAGTTTGTCTTCCACTTACCTGCCGCACGTACATCCTGTCTCAGGTTTACCCCAGGAAACATATCTGTAAATTCTTCTGTTCCTACGATATCTCTGACTGATCTGCCGAAGTCACTGGATAGCTGATCTGAGTGACTGACTGTAAGTATTTCGTGATTAGGATTTTTACCTATGTACCATGCAGGAAATAACTTGGAGCATATTACAGATTTACTGCTACGTGGAGGAAGAAAGACCATGAGGCGCTTGATCTTACCCTCCACCACCTTTTGCAATTTGTCTGCTATGACTTCGATATGCTTACCCATCTCCCAATCAGATATCAGGGTAGGTGCCACTAATCTTACAAATGTCAAAAAATCTTTTTTACATTTCTGTGCAGCCAGTTCTTTCAAACCGTTTCTTATCTGAAGAAGAGTGGCGTACTTAAACTCCTGTTCCTGAATGGCCTGTTGCTGGCTGGCTGTCAGCTTCTCTTCTTCTGGGTTGTCTTCCATGCAATTTTCTTTCTATTCTTTTTGATGAGGAAGATAGACTTCAACGTATGAATCGCAGTTCGGGCAAGAAAGGTTAGTTACCATACTATGCTCAGTATCTTCTAAATCTTGGTCGCCGCCCCAAATAAGTTTTGTTTCACAATGCCAACAATTCATTCTGGATTCTCTGCACAAATAATTTGTTTTACTGGTTTACCATCAAACTGAGAGGATGCAAATTTTTTAATTGCTTCGACATTTTCCTGCATGTAAGTGTAACAGCTTTTTTCCGTGATAAAATCTAGAGGTTTTGCATTATAATGTGTGATAACTATTGCATCCCTTTCACTGGTTAGCGGATATACATGTGGGTCTGTACCAAAACCCATAACCATTATAGCTACTATCTGCCACATTCTATTTTTCCTTTTGCTCTGTTAATCTTTCTTCTCTACAACATTTACAATTGCATGTGTTGTCTTCTTTAGATACACTATCCTTACCGCAAGTGCAATACTCTTTGTTAGTACAATACTGAACCTCTTCCATAAAAGACACCTCTACATTATGGTGATAAAGTATAATTCTAACACCCTGCTTTAATAAAGACAACAAGCACTGTATTTAAGGGTAGCAAAGTTGCATAAATGCAACACTAAAATAATTTTTTATTTTTTTACTTTTTAGTATTGATTCTATTATTTTTGTCTGTTATAATTATATATATAGAGACACTAATGAACAGCATTTAGAACTGCTATTAGAAAAGATAAAAAAGAAAAATAAAAAATAAAGTTAGAATAACCACCACGTAGAGTATAAGGAGATATATATAGATGCTGGAAAGAACCAATAACTTTTTTGAATTGTTTTTTTCTAATAGAGGTACTACAATATCCAAGATAGTTAATAGATTAACATGTTTTAAAGAAGATATATCATCTATGGATGGTGCGACACTAAACAATTATCGCCGCTCAAAGAATGTTTTATATGATGATGTGTGTATGTAATTATGCCTGGTAAAAAATTAACTCCAAAACAAAAGAAACTGGCAGTTGTTGCCCCACCAAGAAATAAGATAACGGCTGCTGATTTAAAAAAGCTTCGTCGTGGGGGTAAGAAAAAGAAGAAAGTTTAGTAAGCCGCATTTTAAAAAATAATTTTACTATGCACAAATTGCTAAAAATAAACTAAGGGGGTGTTTCCTAGATTGGATGCACCTCTTTTTTTGTGTAAATTTTAGTATTGTTAGCAAGCCTTGTATTTTTGGTCCGTATATGTCAGGGGCATATATATATACGACAGCGCGGCAAAATTTTTTTGCACGGGTCTATATAAATTACGCTCAGAAAATTTCCACATTGCGGCCCGAAATGCTTTTTAGACATTAACATAAATTTTTCAGGCCTTTTTAAACTAAAAAAGAATATAAATAATTTTATATATGAAGGCCTGTCTCTTAATATATAAATATCCCCCACCTAAAACCGCAGATATCCCCCACCCATCCCCTATTAATTTGTTTAAACATCACCATTAAAATTAATTAGAATGATTATTTTAAAAAAAATAAAAAAAGTTTGGAAGAATATTTACACCCGATCGTCTACGTGGTACAACAACATTAACACAAACCAACTTTAAGGAAATTAAGCCGATGCTTAAATCAAATGAAATCAAACAAGCCGCTACTTTCATCAACTCAATTGCTGGTCTAGACAACACTGAATTAAAATCTCAATTTGAAAAGCTACCAGCTAACGTTCAAAACAAAATTAAAAACGCGCTGATTAAATCTTCTAAATAAATTTAAACATTCACATAGTTCAAACTCAGAGCGGTTTTATACCGCTCTTTTTTTTGTTTTAAAATTTTATAATTGCAGCTCGAAAAATCATTTTTAAAATATTTATAATTGCAGCTCGAAATATCATTTACAATGTAATTAATTTATATTTGACTTCATGTTTTCCAAATGATACTAAGACAACAACATTAACTTAAATATGGGATATTAATTCAATGAATAGTGTATGGAATGTAATTGGAATTGATCAGGATGGTGTGACAATGTCTGGGGTATACAGTTCTAAAGAAAAGGCCATTGAAGAAATAAATGTGTATTTTTTTGATAAATTAGTAAAATTAGGCGCAGAGTTTAAAGGCAATTTCGACGAGTTTAAGGACAATTTAAACGATTTTACTGAGTACATGAATGATGATTATGTTGTTATGCAAGTAGCAGATAAACCTTATCACCATTGGGCAGACAAATGGAGAGTGCCAAATACTGCAGCTATGGGCGATTTAATGTCAGAAAAAGTTCATATCGAACGCATGACAATGGATAGCCATAGATGTTGACGTAGGATTTACTTATTAACCAACTAAGGAAAGCAAAATGAAAACAGCAGAAAAACTATTAGCAACACTCCCCGAATGTAAGGAATTTGATTTTAAGGATAATGAAGTTATAGAGGTTTTTATTAAACCTCATGCTTTTATTCAGGATGAAACACTAATGATTAGTGGGGAAAATGGTGATGGATTGGTAGATTACTATGGCGAGTTTCGTGGCGGCGATCCATACATTCATGAAGATTTAGAAAAATGGGCAGAAGAAAATGACGGTATGTGGGAATGGATCAATCCCGCCTCAATAGGATTTTATAAATAAGGAACAACCATGCTTGATTTTAAAACTGTAATGATAACAATATCTGCGGCGATCGTGACATACGCGCTTGCTGTACTAGGAGATTATTATTTCGGAATATGGATAGGAGTTTAAACAATGAGTTTAGAAAAAGATGCGGCAACATATGTAAAGGCCTTACGAAATCCCGCCAATGGATGGGGACAGTACATTATTAATGGTGAACAAAGCCACGTATTCTTGGGTGAAATGTTCAAGCAATATGGGGAAGACAAAGTTAATAACTTTTTAAAAAATAACTATTGGAGCAAAGAGAGGGATTAGACCATGTTTAAAACAGATGCATCAATTAGACGGTTTATAAGATTACAGGAAAGTTTATTTCCTGAAGCACCAGAAAAATTAATAGATAGATATCGCGTATATGTATGGTGTGTGGCGCGACATGAATACCCTAAACCATTTAAGGAATGGGTAACTGATTAGGGGATTGACATGATAGAAGTTTTAATATTAATTACATTAGTAATAGTATTCTGTTATCTTAGTTACATCACACTGGAGTTAAACAAATGGCTATGAAGAAAGAACCAACAGGTTACATTATCTATGATGGACCTAGTCAAATCGATGGTGAGCGTATTGTGGCAGTAGCGTTAACAGGTAAAAGCCGCAATGGTAAAACCGGCGGGATGCTTCAAACTTATATATTACGAGCAGACATTGATCCAAGGGAAGCAAGCAAAACCGGCGAAGATTTTAGCATTTGTGGGTCATGCCCTCATAGAGGCAACCCAACAAATAACCCAGATAAAAAGCAAGCTACTGAACGCACATGTTACGTTGTGCTAGGACAAGGTCCACTAATTGTTTACAAGGGATTAGTTGCTGGACGTTACCCACATAGGACGCAAATACTACCCATTGTAGCTCTTGGCTCTGGACGTAAGGTAAGGCTAGGAACTTATGGTGATCCTGCAGCAGTCCCTAGTTACGTATGGGATGCATTGTTGACAGATAGCATAGGACACACGGGTTATAGCCATCAAGCTGGTACTAAAGCAGATTACCAACCTAAGCAGACAATGAGAAGTGTAGATACATTTCAGCAAGCTTTAGATGCATGGCAAAATGGCGAACGTACATTTAGAGTTATATCTAATGTTAATGAAATAGATCCAGAACACGAGATACTATGTCCGGCTAGTAAGGAAGCTGGACAACGTACCACATGCGAGAAGTGCGGCCTATGTGCTGGGTCAGAAGTCAAGGCCAAGTCTATCGCCATTCCAGCACATGGCAATGGTCGTAACCATTTTGGAAAACAAATAGCAGCATGAGGAGCTAAGACAATGACAGTATTAAAATTAAGCGGAAAAATGAGAACTGTATTAATGGATGAAAGTTATTCGATCGAAGATGATAGGCATTACGTGAAGGCCGGAAACAAACACTACATGGTCTATAAGCAATGGGTGGGCTATGAAGTAGATTGGCAAGGCAATCAGATAGGCGATACAGAATATAGTGAAACAAAGAGACAACTTCTAGAAAATTTGAAATAGAAAAAGGGAATAGGACAATGGCTATTAAATATTATGAAACTTCATTCGATCAAATAGAGGACCAACATCTTAATAACTCGGTTGATATAGCCATGAATAAAAAAGATGTTAAAAATTGGATTAAATATATCATGGAAAAAGAAAATGAAACACTGCCTTAGTTATGACACATTTATAAGCATACTACAGCTCGAAACAAAACAGGATAAACAACAATGCTCTATGAATTTACCGTCTCATGTTTGGAATGCGAAGGCGAGGGAAAAATATATCGCGGCGAAGGAGATGAGTGGGTTACATACTACGATTGCGATCACTGTAACGGGGAGGGAGTTGAATATTCACAAGCCTACTATGACTCAGTGTCTGATTTAAAAGAAGATTTTCCTGACGCTGAGAACATAGAAAAGCACACGCTAACAGAGTATGAAAAGTATTGGCTAAAACATAACCCAGAAGTTTTAGAATACGATAATATAAAGAGGTATTAATAAGGAATTAAGATAATGTCAAAATATGAATTAGTTGCAACCATGCGGACACATTTTATGTGTACGGTCGAGGCTGACAATTACCAGCAAGCTTGTGAGATTGGCCAAAATAATCTTGATCTTTGTGATAATAATTTAGGCTGGGAGGAAAACGAATTTCGTAGTGATTTTTATTTTTATGACGCATTTAAGATTGAGGAGTAAAACAATATGACTAGGACAATTAAAAAAAGCAGATATGTAAAACCCACATATCAAGAGGAGCAAGAGATATGGCGCAAAAAAAGATTTGTGGTAGGTATATTTCGCGATACACACATGCTTGCCCAGATAGGTAACTCATATCAAGATTACGAAACAGCACACTTGGCGGTAGAATATCTGGAAAGTGTAGGCATACAAGAACATTTACGCGATAGTGATTATATCGCTTGTGATTTTGAAACATTAAAACCTAGTAACATACCAGTCATTTCAGTACCTGTACTGTCATGGAAAACACCCAGCAAAATAGGGAAGAACTATTATGGAAAAGAAAATAGTTACATTAATTGAAAAGCGCACAAAAAAACAAGGTTATAACTTTAGTGGTGATAACAAGAACGTAGTATCTTTTTATCCAGAGTATGACTATCACTATGAAGTATCGACGCTACGCAATACATGCGAGTTTCATATAGGTGAGATAGTCAAGCCAGCTAAAGTCAGGACTATGTGTATGAACCGAGACAGCTACAGAGTAATTATACGAGGCGAGACACAAGATGAACATGCAGAAAATTGATAGCCAGGAATTGGTAGAACAAGTTTGTTATCAATACTTCGACGGCGTTTTATCCTATGCCGAGAGTAAGGAACAGCTAGTAGAAATTGTCGGAGATGAGAACGAAGCACGCATAATATTATTAGGAGCTAATTGGTATGATTGACCCAATGTTAAATAGCGTTGACGAGACATTCGGAATCAAACTTGCCGAAGTCATTAAAGAGTACGTCACAGAATTAGTAGATCATCAAACTGACATCATTACAGACTCAGATTGGTTTTACGAAAAGGTAGAGAAAATGGTTGATGAGAGAGTAGCGGAGAAATTAAAATGAAAACTTACGAAGTAATTAAAATTATGACAGTGTTGTGTAATGTCAAGGACAGGATGCTAGGTAACAGAGTAGAAGATAGGACATTCACACAGATAATGAATGACGTACTAACAGCAGAGCAGTTTAAGTATTTAATAAAAGAAATGGAGAAAAATAAAAATGCCTAAGAAAAAAGAACTGACAGATAGAAGTAAAATATTTGTAACAAATACGCATTCTGCAGTGGCGCATATAACTAACCCAGTTGAAATCAAATACATAGAGAAACCATCAGCAAAGGACAAAAAGAAATGTACGAATACAAAGCAAAAATAATCAAAGTAGTAGATGGTGATACCGTAGACGTAGATATTGATCTAGGCTTCGGGGTATGGCTAAACAATCAACGCATAAGATTGTATGGCATTGATACGCCAGAGTGTAGGACAAGGGATAAGGTAGAAAAATACTTTGGCTTGATGGCTAAAGCATTGGTTAAAGATTTTCTGAAAGAAGGATCTATACAACACCTGTCTACAAGTTTAAGCAAAAGCAGGAAAGGAAAGTTTGGTAGGATACTCGGTCAGTTTTGGATCTATGATTCATGGACTGATAGACAAACTAGTTTAAACAATGCGCTATTAGTCAGGAACTATGCAGTAGAATATAATGGTCAGTCTAAGGCTGAGATAAAACAAAGTCACTTGGTTAATAGAAGGATTATTTGGGAGCGTTTAGGATATGGCGAAAAAGAACTTAGAGAAATTCAAGGTAAGTCCTACTCTTCAAATAACTATACAACAAAACGAGAAGATATCTTTTTACAAGAGAATGGAAAAAAGGATAGTTGATATGACAAGCACTTGCTTTGTAATACTAATCGCTACAGCAGCTTTATGCTATGGCGCGGGTGCGGCAGTTGGATGGTACATTAAAAAATCTGTCACACCACAGAGAAAAGTACAAAGAAAAGATAAAGAAGTTAAGAAAGGAAGTGCGGCTAGAAGGATGCGGAGATAAACAAATGAACAGTAAAGAAAATAAAACAAAAGACTTAATAAAAAGAGATATAGAGGCTGATACTTTTGACGCCATGTACACTAATTTTTTAACCTATGGCATAACATACTCTGAGCTAACAGGCAGAGAACAGAATATGATAATGGCATTGGCAGCAAGATATAGTGACGCGATTTTTGAAATAGTTATGAGGTACAGGAAAAGAGATAATGGAAAACATAACGTATGATGATTGGAAAAAGTGTTGGGAAAAAAATATAAAACCTTTACCTATTTGGTGGAGTTGTGAGGATGTTCGTAAAAAACAATATAGAGAGTTTGTTCACGACTATAAACAACGTCAATTAGATTGGGAAAGTGAAGACCCAGGAGAAGATTTATGACCATAGTAAGTAGTATAGACGTTCTAAAAGATAACGTAGACGCTGACATGGGACGTAAAGAACAGGTAACAGCATACATAGAATACGCCCCTTCATATCGAAGAGAGAATGTATGCTCCCGAATATTTTGGAAAGAGGAAGGAGAGAAAGCAAAGAAAGAATTTATAGCTGAGATGATTAATCTAGTAGTAGGTACGAAAGATAATATTATTATCACACGATGCCCTGTTGTAGGTGAAACTGCTAACAGGGACAGAGAAATAACTATTTATTCATGGATAGGTGAAGGAGTAAAGAAATGAAAAAGTTTATATCTGCACACATGCTGTTATTAACTTTATTAATGGTAGTGGTTGCTGGTTGTGCGCCTATGCTTTTAGCTGGTGGCGCAGCAGTAGGCATCAAAGGAACTGTCACTGACATAGAACATACAGCTAAACTGGAAGAACACGCGGCAATGATGGACAGTAATCTTTTAGAAGTTCAGGTAAATAAAGTTGATATAGAGGCTTTACATGAAAAGATAAAAATGTTAGAAAGTAAAATAAATAATTTAGAAAAGTTATTCCATCTTAAACTGTAATCTGACAAACAGGAGATAAAAAATGTTAGACCATCTTACTACCACGAACGACAGAGAAATATTTTTTAAAGTGTTTGAACAGAACGTAATAGGTAAATGCACAGCTTGCGATGCTGAAAACTACAAGATGTTAACTCGCGGTGATGGTGTCATTGGACCTGACGTTTGTCTATCTATAGTAAAATCTAACTATAGAATAGTAGAGAATGAAGAAGTACTTATGCCTTTGCAAGAACAGATGATTAATTACTTTGATCCATCTGTATTAGAAAACGTTCAGATAAAAGACCATATCTCTAAAAATGGCGCGGTGTGTCATGCAGAGTATATCTTTCCTAGCATTAAAAAATCTGTTGAGACAGATGTAGGACACAAAACAGATATGATCCTTAGATTTATTCTCAAGAATACTTTTAATGGATCATCATCTGTAGTCTTCTATGGTGGCTTGATAGATACCTTCTGCACTAACGGTATGATTGTAGGTAACTACGATGTAACCAAACGTAAGCATACGAAAAACTTTACTATAGATGGCTTCATATCTGCTTTTCAGGATTGCATGGTTAACTATAAAAATGTGGTTAAGATGCATCAACAGTGGGCAGATACTAGGATTGGTCCTCTACACAATGTCAGACTTCTGTTTTCTGAGTTAACTAAGAATCAAAATTTGCAAAGAAAAAATACTTTAGCAGACAGACTGTATGCTCAGTATGCGGATGAGGTTTATAACAGAGGTAACAATGTGTTTGCTGTTACTTCAGCTATGACGCACTACGCTAGTCACAATGATAATAGGTTCCCATTGCGTAGCAACGCTGATAATGATAGTTTATTTAAGCGGCAAGAGACTGTACGCAAATGGTTTAAGTCTAAAGTATTTGAAGAGTTTCTTGAAGCAGTTTAACAACAATTAGAAAGGAAGTTAAAATGGTTTATAAGTATAAATCACACGAAGAAATTCCCTCATACATGAGAGATTATCTTCTAGGTGTCGCAGACGCTAACCATGTAGAAGAGTTAGATCTAGATGACATAAATGACTTTCTGAATGGTTTGGAAGAGTGGCATGATGAACAAGAAAACATCCCCGACTCTTTAAGAAGTGTTCACTAGTTGTTCGGGACAGGTTTATTTAATCCTATAAGCCTGTCCCTTTTATTTGTTAGTTCTATTATAGGGGAGTAAAATTGTGAAAAGGATTAAAATTGTAGAGGAAGTTTTCTTAAAGTATGAAAGAAGAAAAAAGATTTCTAGCATATCTTTATACAGAGATAACTTAGATCACCCACCGTCTATGATGAGTACCATATCCTTAAAAGAGTTAATTTTTAATTCGTTAAATTCAAACTCATTTAGAAGTATAAATCAAGAATACATAGAAAATATACTTAAAGATTTAGAAGATATACAAGAAGAATTAAAACAATACTCTGAGGACTACCCTGAGTTTGGTTTTGGAGATAATGCATAATGGAGAAGACATTACAAAATACAGTAGATGAATTGCGTGCTTGTAAAAACGAGCGAAATTTAATAGAGCCGCATATGTTACAAATAAGTTTATCAAGATTATTAGATGAAGTAAAAAAAGATAACTGTTATATAGTTTCAACTCTTAACGAAGTATTAGATAAAGTAAATGAAATGTCTTACTTAAATTTAAAACAAGAACATCAGCTACATGACTTAGCTACCAGAGTGCAAGTCCTACGTGATGAAGTTTTAAAAATTATTAGAAAGTAAAACAAATGGATAAACAATTTGAAAACTCAACGATTAAAATATTGAAAGATCAAATAGCCCAGATGACTAATGCAACTTATAATAATTATAAAAGAATAGCAGAACTAAATGAACAGAATATTTATTTAAGAAAAAAGGTAACGTACTTAGAAAGTAAACTAGAACAAATATCGGATAGGAGATTAAATGAAAGCTGAACTTATAGCTAATTTAGGGGATGACCTTACAGTTGTCAATGCCGCTAGGGTTTCTTTTGATAAACAATCTTCGTGGAAAAAAAATGTTAAGTCGCCACCAACTGAAAAAGAACTACACGAGAAAGATATAAAATTAATTAAGTATCTAGCGAAGCATAATCACTTCACACCCTTCACTCATTGTTCGATTACTTTAAGAGAGACTGTACCTATTTTTGTTGCGAGACAAAGATTTAAGCACACCATTGGTTTTACTTATAACGAAGTAAGCAGAAGATATGTGGATGATGATCCTGAGTTTTACTCACCTGAAGTATGGAGGTTTAGGGCTGAGAATATTAAACAAGGTTCTGATGAAGAAGGTTTAACAGAGAAAGAATTAGATGAGAAAATTTGGTTTGTTGATGGAGTATACCGCGCCTTAGATCAATCATCCAGTAGTCCAAAAGAATTATATTCTATGTGCATGAGAACTTATAAGTCATTGTTAGAATTAAATATTTGTCCTGAACAAGCCAGGATGGTTTTACCTCAATCAATGTATACGAGTTATTACGTGACAGGTTCACTGGCTGCATTTTCCAGAGCGTACAATCTACGCAGTGAAGACACCGCGCAGGAAGAAATTAAAGAACTGGCTAGAGAGTGGAATAAAATAATTCGTAAATTATTTCCTGAAAGTTGGAAAGCACTAACAAAAAATAATAATAAAAATGAAAAGGTAATACACTAATGGCGATTAAAAAAGGGATAGGATTAAAAGATAAGATTGAAATAACAAGGCACATGCAGACAAGTATAGGTCACTCGATTAATACTAATCCTAAAAATAAACATAAAAAAAGAGATTGGAAACCATATCGTGGACAGGGGAAATGAAGAATCTATGGGAGAAAGACAGGAAAACAATCTATAAAGAATTATTAGATTTATATTTAGAAGAGGGTTACTCAAGGAAGGAAGCAAGAAAGTTAGCTACAGAAGAAACAGATGAAATAAAAGCGGGTGATTTTTCTTTTGTGTCTAACATTATGGATGAACAGGATTGTTAATATTTATATAAATCTTCCTCATACGTGAATAATTTTTTAGTATATCTCTCTCATACGTGAACCGTTTTATAAGTTATTGATTATAATATATAAAATATATTATTGACTTATATTTTAAAATATGATAATTAATTATTAATTAATAACCCAGAGGTTAATTACATGGACAGCAAGGAGAGCGTACTGGTTGAGGCGCATAGGCCGTGCGATAGTTGTGGTTCATCAGATGCAAGAGCGTTGTATTCTGACGGACACGAATATTGTTTTAGTTGTCAGACAAGATTTGAAGGAGAAGGAGATTACCCTGTCATGTCTAAACCCATCACCACCAATGTCACCCCACTAAAATCTACTGAAGGTGTAGTAACATCAATACCAGATAGAAAGATATCATCAAACACCTGTAAAAAATACAATGTTAGAACAGTTAAAAATCAGGAAGGTGTTATAATAAAACACCGCTATCCTTACTACGATTCTAACGGTAATCACATAGCTGATAAAATTCGTATTGTGGAAACGAAAGACTTTCCTGCTGAACCAGTGGGTGCATTGGGACGAGGTGTTTTGTTTGGTCAAAACCTTTTCAATGCTGGTGGTAAGTACGTCACAATTTGTGAGGGTGAGTTAGATGCACTGTCAGCATTTGAAATGCTTGGAAGTAAATGGCCTGTGTTGTCTATCAAGAATGGTGTTCAGTCTGCACTCAAAGATTGTAAGGCTAACTTAGAATATCTTTCAAAGTTTGATAATGTTGTCTTGTGCTTTGATGCAGATGACAAGGGAAGGAAAGCAGCGCAACAAGTAGCCGCACTGTTTGAACCTAATACTTGTCGCATTGTTCACATGACGGATGGTAAGGATGCATCTGAATACCTACAGGGTGGTAAGCGTGAACAGTTTTCTCAGGCATGGTGGAATGCCAAAGTGTACACCCCTGCTGGCATCCTTAATCTGGCTGACATGGGCGATGGCCTGTATGATGAGGGTAATTACAAAACCTGTCTGTATCCTTTCGATGGTTTAAATGAAAAGCTGTATGGAATACGCACAGGGGAACTTGTAACCTTCACGGCTGGCACAGGCACTGGTAAGTCCAGTGTTATGCGTGAACTTATGCATCATGTATTAAATAATACAGAGGAAAACATTGGTGTAATATCTTTAGAGGAAAATGTAAGGTCAACTATCTTTCACCTCATGTCAGTTGAGGCTAATGCCAGGTTGTACATTCGTGAGGTGCGTGACCAGTTTAGTATGAATGATCTTCGCAAGTGGCAAGAGGCTACTGTAGGAACAAGAAGATTTTATGCCTTCGATCACTTTGGAAGTATGAAGACTGATGAAATACTTTCAAGAGTCAGGTACATGGTCAAAGCATTAGACTGTAAGTGGATATTCTTAGATCACTTATCGATATTAGTTTCTGGTTTGGAGGGAGACGACGAGCGTAGAAACATTGATAATCTGATGACTAAGTTAAGGTCGATTGTAGAGGAGACAAACGTAGCTATGCTTCTTGTCTCCCATCTACGCCGCGCACAAGGTGACAATGGGCATGAGAATGGCAGAGAGGTTAGTCTGTCCCACCTTAGAGGTAGTCAAAGTATAGCACAACTTAGTGATGCAGTGGTGGCTATGGAGCGTGATCAACAATCTGATGACCCTAACATAGCCAACACAACAACCATCAGAGTATTGAAGAATAGATACGCTGGGGATACTGGCGTGGCTTCTCATTTATTTTTTAATAAAGATACAGGAAGGTTGACAGAGGTACACAATCTAGGCGATGATCCAGAGGGAGATAGTTCAAGCGGAGAACTGTAGATATGAAAGTTGTCCTAGATATTGAGACTGATGATTTAAATGCAACAGAAATATTTTGCATCGTAGCCAAAGAACGTGAGTCAGGTAAAATACATGTTTGGAAAGAACAACAATGTTATGAAACATTTCCTTTGTTTGCAAAACGTGTATCTAAATTTATTATGCACAACGGTATATCTTTTGATGCCCATGTTCTCAATAAACTTACTTCAGTCAATATTGATTTAGATCGTATAGAGGACACTCTGATCTTATCACAGTTGTCTGATCCTGTAAGAGATGGTGGACATTCTTTAGAATCCTGGGGGCAAAGGCTAGGCTTTGGTAAGATAGACTTCCACGACTTCTCTTGCCTGTCTCAAGAAATGATAGACTACTGCATTCGTGATGTGGAACTTACTGAACGAGTTTATATCTCGTTGCAATCAGAGATGCAGTCTGTTCGTAGACAGTGCATAGACTTGGAGTATGAAGTTAGAAAATTAGTTTCTCAACAAGAAAGAAATGGTTTTGCTTTGGACATGCAGAAAGCAACATGTCTAGTTGCGAGACTAAAAGATCAGTCGGATAAGATCGAAAAAGAAGTAACAGATATGTTCCCACCCATACCTGTTTTTATCAGAGAGGTTACACCTAAAATTAAAAAGGATGGTTCTTTATCCTCAGTCGGATTAAAACATATAGAAGATTTATCTACCGTGGGCGGTGTTCATTCTCTGATTGATTATCAAAAATTTAATTTGTCTTCCAGACAACAGATAGTTAAAAGACTTTTGTCTAGAGGCTGGAAGCCTAAAAAGTTTACAGACAAAGGGCATCCTATCGTTGATGAAGGTGTGTTAAAAGATGTGGACTTACCTGAAGCAAAGAAGATAGCAGAGTTTCTTATGCTTCGTAAAAGGATAGCACAGATACAATCATGGATAGATGCAGTTCAAGATGATGGAAAAGTACATGGACAAGTTCTTACGTTACGTGCAATCTCTGGAAGAATGGCGCATCATTCTCCGAATATGGCGCAGGTGCCAGCTAGTTATTCGCCGTATGGTAAGGAATGCAGAGAATGCTGGACTACTGGAGATGCATCTAATCTTCTTGTCGGCTGCGATGCTTCTTCTCTGGAGTTACGTGCGTTAGCACACTACTTGGAAGATAGTAAGTTTACCAGTGATGTTGTTGACGGTGATATACATACAGCTAATCAACATGCGGCAGGATTAGAGACACGCGACCAGGCAAAGACGTTTATCTATGCTTTTATTTATGGTGCAGGGGCGGCTAAAATCGGCACTGTGGTAGGTGGCACGGCACAGGATGGTCAAAGACTAATAGATACTTTCTTGTCTAACGTGCCAGCCTTGGCAACGCTGAGACAGAAAGTTGATGCTGCATCCAACAGAGGATATCTGATAGGGTTGGATGGAAGAAAACTAATCGTGCGAAATAAACATTCTGCAGTAAATCTTTTGATACAAGGGGCTGGTGCAGTAATATGCAAGCAATGGTTAGTTGACATACATGATTTATTATCGTATACGCAAATGAAAGCGCGTCTTGTTGCATCAATACATGATGAATACCAACATGAAATAAATAAAGAACAGGCTGAAGAATTTGGCAAGCTAACCAAATTGGCGATGAGGAAAACTCAAGAGAGGTTAGGCATCAAATGTCCACTCGACAGCGAATACAAAGTAGGCCACAACTGGTCGCAGACGCATTAATAAATTTAACTCCTGCTGAACTACAGATTAGTTCGTTCATAGGTAGATCACGTAATAAAAGAAACAGAGGTGCGGGTATATATGATAATGCTGTATCGGACACACAGATAATAGATATCATAGGTGCTGAAGCTGAACTGGCTTTTGCTAAGTTATGTAATTTATACCCGACAGATTTTATGATATTAGATCTTAAATCAAAAGCCAAAGGAACTGATGATGGTGATCTAAATGTAGATGGTATATGTGTTGACGTTAAGACTACAACTCATAGAAATGGGATGTTAATATCTAACTCAAAACATAAATCTAGTATAGATGTATTTGCTTTAATTATAAAGAAAGGAGAAGACACGTTTCAATTAAAAGGTTTTATGACTGCGGCTGAACTTATTGTTAAGAAAAGGTTTGGCAGAGCTAACGGAAAACTTAAAAGACCTGCATATGTGGCTACACAAAATGAACTATATTGTTTTAAAACCGCTGTGCAAAAATTAAAAAAAATATCTTGACAACATGTAACTGTCATAATATTTTATCAACTCAACTATCAAGCTAAGTAGTTAGACTTAGTAAACTGTAAAGGAGAATACAATATGGATACTCACATTATTTCTGGTAAGGCTTACTGGGCAAGCGTTATTTCCCCTAATACAACTTACGAACCTGTATGGCAAGTTGATGTTTGTCTGGACGACGATAGTAAAAATCTGGTTGAAAGTCTTGGTCTTAATGTTCAAAACAAAGACGATGACAGAGGTGACTTTATTAAAATAAAACGTAAGGTGAACAAGCGTGATGGTTCACAACGTACTGCTCCTGTTGTTAAAGATTCCGAGAACAACAACTGGGATGACAGACTTATCGGAAATGGTAGTATGGTTAACGTCAAGTTTTCTACTTACGATTGGGAATACAATAAGAAGAAAGGTGTAGCCACTGATCTTATTGCTATTCAGGTAGTTGACTTAGTTCCTTATGGTGGAAGTGGTTCAGAGTTTGAACCTGTTAAAGGTGGCTTTGTAGTTGGTGGTAGTGAGTCTGCTCAAGAACAAGAATCTCCTTTCTAGAGTAGACCACAATTAGGGGTTGCCTATCTGGGTGAATTGTGGCAACTGAGTTAGTAGCGCGGGAGGGAGACTAACACTTTCAAGGAAATATTTATGTCAAAACGTGCGTTCATTACAGGCATTACTGGACAAGATGGTTCTTACCTGGCTGAACTACTTTTATCAAAAAATTATCATGTGCATGGTTTAATTAGACGTAGTTCAACACCTAATACAAAAAACATAGAACATATTCTTAATAATCCTAATGTAACTATTCACTTAGGGGATATGACAGACAGCGCTAGTTTAAATAAAATAGTAAATAATATTAAACCTAATGAAGTTTATAACTTGGCTGCACAAAGCCATGTTAAAGTATCTTTTGACACTCCTGTATGCACTGGAGATATTAACGCCATTGGTTCAATGCGTTTGCTTGAGGCGTGTAGAAATATAAAGGATTGTCCTATACCCAAATTTTATCAAGCATCTTCTAGTGAATTGTTTGGCAAGATACAAGAACCAATTCAAAATGAAACAACTCCTATGTATCCTCGTTCACCATATGGGGTAGCAAAATACTACGCATACTGGGCGGTGAAAAATTATCGTGAAGCATACAATATGTTTGCTTGTAATGGAATATTATTTAACCATGAAAGTCCAAGGCGAGGAGAGGAGTTTGTTACCAGAAAAGTAACTAAGTATGTGGCTAATTGGGATATAATTTCTGAGCCGCTTGAGTTAGGAAATCTTTCCAGCTTGAGAGATTGGGGACATGCTAAAGACTATGTTAATGGAATGTGGCTTATGCTACAAGCATCTAAACCAGATGACTATGTTCTTTCAACAGGAGAAAAACATAGTGTTAAAGAATTAGTAGAACTTTGTTTTAAAATTAGACACAACAAAACTATACTATGGGAAGGTGAAGGTATAGAACAAAAAGGATATATTAATTATTTTACAACTAAGGCTAACGAAAAAATGAAAAGGCGACTGGTTGTCGTAGTTAATCCTGACTTTTACAGACCCTCTGAGGTAGACGTTTTATGTGGTAATTCTGCTAAAGCTGAAAAAGAATTAAATTGGAAACGTGAATATACTTTTGACAGGTTGATAAAAGAAATGTTATTGTCTGATCAACCAGAAAAATATTGGTATAAAAATGGAGGTGAATTACCTGATGGTTACTACACAGTATCATAAAATTAACTGGCCTTTAGCCCATGATACATGGGACAACAAGGAGCGAGATGCAATGCATGAGGTTATCGCTTCTGGTAAGTTTACCTTTGGAGAAAAAGTAAAAAAGTTTGAAGATGAGTTTTGTGATCACTTTGGATTTCCATATGCTGTTCAAGTCAATAGTGGTGGTAGTGCTAATCTATTAATGGTGGCGGCTGCTGTTGAAAGAGGATGGATATCTAAAGGAGATAAAGTTATTGTACCTGCTATTGGCTGGAGTACATCTTACTTTCCATTTATTCAGTATGGTATTGATTTAATTTTTGTAGACGTTGATAAAGATACATGGAATATTGATGTCAGTCAAATTGAGGATAATATTAAAGAGGACGTAAGAGGCGTTCTTGCTATTAATATTTTAGGCAATCCTTGTAACTACGAAGTAATTAATTCTATCTGTAATAACTATGACTTGGTATTGTTTGAAGATAACTGCGAGTCTATGGGAGCAAAGCAAGGAGATACTAATTGTGGGGGATTTGGTGACATAGGCACGTTCAGTACATTTTTTAGCCACCATATACAAACAATGGAAGGCGGTATGGTCGTTTGTAATGATCCTGAAACATACAATGTTTTGCTAAGTTTAAGATCACATGGCTGGACAAGAGGCACAAAATACTTTAAGGATAATCCTTTTGAGTTTGTCACTTTAGGATACAATGTGCGACCAGGAGAGTTGAATGGTGCGTTAGGTTCTGTCCAGCTAAAAAAGCTGGAGAATATGAACAATCAAAGAATTAAAAACGCGGATACGTTTATAAAATATTTTGGTAATAAAGATTATTGTAGAATACAAAAGGTAGAGAATAACAGTATCTCTTCATGGTTTGGTTTTGGAATTGTGTTTGAGAAGAACGCCTTTAGAGAAAGAACAAAACAAATTCTTAAAAATTATTCTATTGATAGCAGACCTATATGCACAGGTAACTTTTTTAAACAGCCTGTCTGCGAAAAGTATTCTGATAATATGACAAGAGGTTCTTCATTGGTGGCGGCTACTAATATTGATGATAATGGTTTGTTTTTAGGAAACAATCCTATGGATTTAGAGCCAGCTATCAAAAGTCTTAGTGAAATTTTAGACCATGAATTTAGTGAACAAAACATTATAAATTCTGGGTTGTTATAAGTTGTTTTAGAATATGGCAGCAGCAAAAACTATTGATACTCTTGTTGAAGATATTTATAATATTTTTGAATGTGATGAAGAAGTAAGAGTAAAAGAAGAAGATGTTAATGAGTTGGTAAAAGGTATAGTTGATGCTGTTACCTCCTCCCTGAAAGAGAGAGAAAGATCAAGAGGAAATTTAAGACTATCTCTTATCGGTCATCCTGACAGAAAAATATGGTACACTGTTAGAGATGGCGATAAGTTGGGTAAAGAGAAATTAAAAGGACAAGACAAAATAAAGTTCTTGTACGGTGATATTCTAGAATGTCTTCTTATCTTTCTTTCTCGAACTGCTGGTCATACAGTTACTGATGAGCAAAAGACTGTTAGTGTTAAAGGTGTGGTTGGGCATCAAGACGCTATAGTTGATGGCGTTCTTATTGATTTTAAGAGTGCTTCAAGTTATGGTTTTAAAAAATTTAAAGAAAAAACAATTCATTCAGATGATCCATTTGGTTACATGGCACAGATATCTGCTTATGCTAAAGCAAATAACTTAGATAAGGCTGGCTTTGTAGCAATAGATAAATCATCAGGTGAGATTTGTTATTGTCCTGTTCATTCTATGGAGATGATAAATGCAGAAGAAAGGATTGAGTCTCTCAAAGCAACTATTAAATCTGATGTGCCTCCCCCTCGCTGTTATAGTGATATTCCTGATGGTAAGTCTGGCAACTATAAGCTTCATATTGGCTGTGTGTATTGCTCTTATAAGCATATCTGCTGGGCTGATTCTAACGGCGGTAACGGCCTTAAAAAATTCAATTACTCTACTGGTCCGAGGTACTTAACCAGGATAGGCCGTATGCCTGATGTAGAGGAAATATATGACGAGATTTAGATCAAAGTCTGAGAGAATAACAAACGATTTTTTAAAGGATAAGAAGGTTTCTTTTAAATTTGAACCATACTTTATTAAATATATGTGGGTTGAAAATAAAAAATATCTGCCTGATTTTGTCCTAGACAATGGTGTTGTTTTAGAAGTGAAAGGTAGATTTACTTTAGATGACAGAAAGAAGCATCTCTTTCTTAGAAAAAGTAACCCCGACTTGGACGTTAGATTTGTATTTAATAACCCAAACTCTAAACTTTACAAAGGGGCTAAATCAACCTATGCTAACTGGTGTAGTAAGCACGGTTTTTTATTTTGTAAATTGTCTGATGGTATTCCTGAAGGTTGGATAAGTGGAAAAAAAAGAAACAAAAATTCTTCTAGAAATAGAAGAGATAATAAAAAGAAGAAAAGCTGATCCAGAACAACTTCTGTTTATGAGTGTTATCCTGCAAGCTATGCTTGATGCTACTAAACCGAAAACTCCTAGAGAATCAACTGAAGCTATAATAGCCAGAGAAACAGCAATGTCTTGGTTCTTTTGTTCTGTCGGTGTCACCGCCGATGATTTTATGACTGTGTGTGATATAGCAGATGTTGATCCTGATTATGTAAGATCATTTGCTCACAAAGTTATACGTTCAAAAGAAGTTGACTTTGTTCGTAAAAGAATAAATACTGTGCTAACTTTTAATTAGGATAAATTTAATGTACAGATTTTATGAAGACCATTATGTCGAAGAGATACAAAAGTATATTGATCAAACTTACGAGCAACATTATGCTCAAGACAAATATCAGGCTACAGATGTAATTTTAGATGCAGGATATGGAGAAGGTTTTTGCATAGGCAACATATTGAAATACTGTAAAAGGTACGGAAAAAAAGAGGGTAGAAACAGAAAAGATTTGTTAAAGGTAATTCACTATGCAATAATTATGCTTCACATTCACGACCAGCAAGAGGAAGGAAGCTAACCTATGCCACAGTTTCGCTCAAATGAAAACCCTATGTTTCGTTCTAAATTTAGCGAAGATATTTTCAAACATAAATACGCACATACGGGTTGTGAAACTTGGTCAAGTTTAGCAGCAGTTCTTGTCGAAGATGTTTGTCAAAGCAAGATGAGTAAAGAAGACAAGGATGATCTTGTCAACTACATTACAGATTTAAAATTTATTCCAGGCGGTAGGTATTTGTATTATGCTGGTCGCACCAATAAGTTTTTTAATAATTGTTATTTATTAAAAGCAGAAGAAGACACAAGAGAAGATTGGGCGAATGTATCTTGGAAGTCAGAATCATGTTTAATGACAGGTGGTGGTATAGGAATAGACTACTCTGTGTATAGAGAAGAAGGACGTATACTGGCTGGTACTGGCGGTCTTGCATCTGGACCTATCCCGAAGATGATGATGATCAACGAGATTGGTAGGCGTGTTATGCAGGGTGGCAGTAGAAGGTCTGCTATATATGCCAGCCTTAATTGGCAACATCCTGACATATATAAATTTCTTGAATGTAAGAATTGGTATGATATGCCAGTGGGTGATACAGGATTTAGTGTCGGTCAGGTTAAAGAACAAGATTTTAATTTTAATGCACCTCTAGATATGACTAACATCAGTGTTAACTATGATACTGAGTGGCTGTTAAAGTATTTACGAACAGGTGATACAGGAGAGGTTTTTGAGAAGAACGTAAAGCAAGCTTTAAGCACAGCAGAACCTGGGTTTAGCTTTAACTTCTTTGATAAAGAAAATGAAACACTTCGCAACGCTTGCACCGAAGTTTGCTCAGACACAGATTCGGACGTTTGTAATTTAGGATCATTAAATCTTGGACGTATTGAAAGTATTAAAGAACTTAGTGAAATAGTAGAACTTGCTACGAAGTTTCTTTTATGTGGTACATTACGAGCAAAGCTACCGTATCAAAAAGTTTATGAAGTGAGAGAGAAAAACCGTAGGCTTGGTCTTGGTTTGATGGGCATACATGAGTGGCTAATTAAACGTAATTCTAAATATGAAGTTACTGAAGAACTACATCAGTGGTTGTCTGTATATAAGGGTGTTAGTGACTCAGTATCTCAAAAGTTCTCGGATGAACTTAGTATTAGCCGACCAGTTGCTAATCGTGCTATTGCACCAACAGGATCAATAGGTATTCTTGCTGGCACAAGCACAGGTGTAGAACCTATATTTGCTGTGGCTTACAAGCGCAGATATTTAAAAGGTGGGACTAGATGGCATTATCAGTACGTGGTTGATAGTGCAGCGCAGGAACTTATTAATATCTACGGCACTAAACCAGAAAAGATTGAATCTGCCCTTGATCTTGCTGATGACTACAAACGTAGAATAAAGTTTCAGGCTGATGTACAAGACTATGTGGACATGTCTATTTCATCTACAATTAATTTACCTGCATGGGGTAGTAAACTTAATAATGAAGACACAGTAAAAGACTTTACTAAAACTCTTGCTTCATATGCTAGTAGGTTAAGAGGCTTTACTGTATATCCTGACTCATGTCGTGGAGGACAACCATTAACAAATGTGCCTTACTCTGAGGCTGTGGATAAACTGGGTGAGGAGTTTGAAGAGGGCGTAGAAACACATGACATCTGTGACATTACAGGTCATGGAGGTAGTTGTGGGGTATAAATGCTAACCCATTATTGTTTTAAAGAAGTCCTTCCAAAAGGATTTTGTGATGGCATGATGAATGTTGCAAGAGAGTTAGACTCAAAAGAAGCAGAGGTTTATAAAGAAGGAGATAACGTAGTATTATCAGAAATAAGAAACAACAGAGTAGCTTGGTTAGCTAATCCAGAGTTGTCTGAAATACTAGAATTATATGTAGATATAGCCAACGAAAAAGCTGGTTGGAATTTTAATTTAACTTCTTTTGAAGTACCTCAAATATCTTTCTATGGTAAAAATCAATTTTATGATTGGCATGTAGATACAGGAATAGAAAAAAAGAGTGATCCATACTTTAGAAAATTAGCCATATCTATAACATTAAACAGTGAATTTAAAGGTGGCGATTTTCAAATACAAAATTTTGTACATCCTCAAGCATCAAACAGATTTAAAACTATCAAAGAAATGAGAAGACAAGGAAGTATTGTTGTCTTCCCTTCTTTTATTTTTCATAGAGTAACTAAAGTAAAAGAAGGAGAAAGATGCGCTATGACTTGTTGGTTTAGAGGTAAAAAATTCTCTTGACTACAATTGGTTTATATAGTACTATGACTACGGCATGACATAATGTGTGCCACATAATCTCGCTTAATAGGAGAATAAAATGAATATAGAATTACTACAAGCTCATAATAAAAACGCACTACACTCTATAAATGACAACGTAAAAGAGTTATTGAAAAACTTTAGTGTTGGTTTTGAAGATTATCTTTCTTCACCAATGTTGTCTTTCCACAAAGATAATGCAACTACATTCCCATTCCATGACATTTCTAAAGATGGAGATGATGGATATATTTTAGAAATTGCTTTGGCAGGATATTCTAAAGAAGATATAACAGTAGAAGAAAGAGACGGCTTTTTAACTGTTGCTTCCAGTGATTTCTACAATAAAAAAGAATTAGCAGAAGAAGTTGCTGATGCTATTGTGGTAAAAAATATTTCAAAAAGAAAATTTAAAAGAACATTTTCTTTAAATCCCAACTATGTTGTAGCTGCCGCAGAAATGGTAGACGGTTTACTAAAAGTAAAATTAAAGATGAAAGCTGACGATCAACATAAAAAAGTAATCCCAATAGAATAGGTAGTATATAGGGGTGGGGTATTGTCCTCACCCCTTATCATATAAAAAATGTTAAATAAACCATACAAAATATATGTAGGGTATGACGATAAAGAAAAAACTTACTTCGATGTTCTATCCTACAGCATAATAAAAAATACAAATCATCCTGTAGACATAATCCCTTTAAAACAAAACAATCTTCGTAGAGCAGGTCTTTATTTCCGAGCTAAAGATATTAATGAAGACAATCAATTTGTAGATTGTTTTGATGGTAAACCCTTTTCAACTGAATTTAGTTTTACTAGATTTCTAGTTCCTTTCTTAAATCAATTTGAAGGGTATGCTTTATTTATGGATTGCGATATGTTTGTGAATACGGATATATCTGAATTATTTAATGAGTATTGCGATCCTTCATTTGCTGTTAGTTGTGTAAAACACGATCATGTTACAGATGGCGGCTTAAAAATGGATGGTCGTATTCAGTCTAACTACAGCAGAAAAAACTGGTCTAGTTTTGTTATGTGGAACTGTGGACATGAAGCATTAAAAGATTTTACTGTACATGATGTAAATACAAAAAGTGGTTCTTGGTTACACAGATTTGCTTTTCTCGATAGAGAATACGAGGATGATCTTATAGGATCTATACCTCAAGAATGGAATTGGTTAGACGGACATTCTCCTGCTAATTTAAAACCTAAGTGTGTTCACTTTACTACGGGCGGTCCAATATACAAGAATTGGGATGGAAAAAGAACTGTAGATAATAAATATGCTAAAGAGTGGTCAGCGTTATATTCAGAGATGGTAAAACGAAATGGTTAGATTTGTAACATCTTTTTCAGGTAGACACTTTGATGTATATGCAAAGAAGATGCTTGAGTCTGTTGTTGAACATTGGGCAGACGATTTAAAACTTATAGTTTATTATGACACTGTAACCGAGGAACAGAAGAAAGAGTTTCCTCAGTCACCAATTATTGAGTATAGAGATTTAGATCAGGTAGAAGATAGAACTAAATTTCTAGAAAAGATGAAAGGGTATGATGGTACGTCTAATGGTCAGATGCCTTATAACTTTCGCATGGATGCTTTGCGTTTCTGTCATAAAGTTTATGCGCTGACAGATTATTTTTTAGAAGTGTCAGAGAATGAAGTCAAAGGTGGTTGGTTAATATGGATGGATGCGGATGTATTGACAACCTCTCCTTTGTCTGAAGAAATATTGTTTGAAGCATTTCCAAAAGACGCTGAACTAATACACTTGGGCAGAACAGATATTGATTTTAGTGAGACAGGATTTATTGGTTTTAATTTAGACACGATGCATAGCCATTATTTCTTAGCTGATATAAGAGGATGCTACGACATAGGAGAAGTGTTAGCTTACAGAGAATGGACTGATGCTTTTATTATGACTAGGTTCATTAAAATATACGCGGCTCATGGCATGAAGGTGCATAATTTAAGTGAAGGTGCTACTGGACTAGCTGTGTTTCCTCAGTCTAACCTTGCTAAATTTATGGTTCACTATAAGGGTAACTTAAAAAATAACATAGACAAAAATGAAGTTACTCCTGACGTTAATCTTCCCAGGTATGCCCAGTTAGCAGAACTTATCAGAACTTATAAACCAAAAAGAATTGTAGAAGTTGGAACTTGGAATGGTGGTAGAGCTATAGAAATGGCTTTAGCTGCTTTTGAAAACAGAGATAGAGTACACTACACAGGGTTTGATTTATTCCAAGATGCGACTGCTGAGACAGATAAGAAAGAGCAGAATACAAAACCACACAATCACTTTGATGCTGTAGTAAAAAGACTTGAAGAATTTTCTGAGAAGATGAAAGAGAAAAATAAAACCTTTACGTTTAGTTTACTGAAAGGTGATTCAAAAGAAACTATGCCAAGAGCAAAGAAGGAGTTAAAGAAAACTGACTTTGCATTTATAGATGGTGGACATAGCGAAGAAACCATTTTGTCTGACTATGAAAATTTAATGCATGTTCCTGTTGTTGTTTTGGATGACTACTATGCTAAAGATGCAGATGGTAAAATTCCTGGTGATGAGTTTTTAGGCACTAACAGATTACTGGAAACAATGAAGGAAAATTCCAGAGTATATGTTTTACCTTCTCAGGATAGAGTAAAAGATGGCGGGACAGTGCATCTTATGGTGAGGCTAAAAACAGAGGATCTTCCTGATTTACCTAAATCTTTAAGCAGAACGCCCATTATAGTTCAGCCTAGAGATTGTGTGCCTAAAGAAGAAATATTAGATAATATAAATGAAAACATAGACTTAATAAAAGATTGGGATTTTGTACAAAACTGTGACATACATGATGAACATATAATTGTAGCTTCTGCTGGTCCTTCTCTTGACTTTGAAGAATTAAAAGCTGTCCAAGAAAAAAACAACGCTAAAATAGTATGTGTAAAACACAGTTATCCTTTACTTTTAGAGGCTGGTATTCAACCGTGGGCATGTGTTATACTTGATCCTAGACCCATAAGTGGAACAAGCACACATGGCATCGTGCGAACAGAATTATTTAAGGAGATAGATCAAACCACAAAGTTCTTTATAGCTTCTATGACTGATCCTAGTGTTACTAAGTTTATCATGGACAAAACAAAGAACGTATACGGATGGCACGCTTTCTCTCAAGCTGTCGCTGATATAGTGAGTGGTAAAGTTGAGATAGACTATAAGTTAAAGATAGATAAAGACAATGCCACATTTGTTAGTGGTGGCACATGTGCAGCTATGAGAGCTATAGGAATGATGCACATATTCGGGTTTAGAAACTTTCATCTATTTGGCTTTGACTGCTCTGTTGATGGTCTTACAGAGGAGCAGAAAAAAGAGAAGCTGGATGACGGTGTAAGACCAAAGTATATGCCAGTAGAAATAAACGACTGTCATTTTTGGACTACTGGTGAACTTCTTGCTATGGCACAAGATTGTGAGAAGTTGTTTGATAATCCGCAGGTTGAAATGGCGGTGCATTTTTATGGGGAAAATACATTAGTATCTGAGGTTTACAAACTTTCTAGAAGAAGTAAACCAAAGAGCTACATGGACTTGATAGAAGAAAAACAAGCAGCCTAAGAAAGGATTTATTATGCTTCAAACTATTATTGATAACAGTGATGTTATTCTAAGTACACTAACAGGTATTGTGACCATAGCCAGTATTATCGTTGCTGGCACACGCACACCTTCTCCTGATAGTGTTATGGGTAAAATATATAAAGCAGTAGAGTTTTTGTCTCTAACGATAGGTAAAGCTAAAGATACAGGTACTCAAGTATCTGAACCTGCTCCAAAGAAAGACTAATGCCGATAATATCATCTATTGTATCCTCAATTGTAAATATCTTTACTAAGATATTACCTTTTTTGTTTGCATATAAAGCAGGTAAAAATAGTGCAGAGAAAAAAGAACTTGAGGATGCAATAGAAAAAAACAGGGAGGCAGATAAAATTGAAGAGGATATTGACCGTATGGCTGATGATGCTGTCACTAGCAAGTTGCGGAAGCGTTGGAGGAGGAAAGACGTACTGTAGCTGGGTAAAACCTATTCTTATTTCTGACAACGATAAACTTACTGGCGGCACTGCAAGACGCATACTTGCACACAACGAAACCTGGAATAAGTTCTGTAACTAATTATGGCTGAATTAAAAATCAGACAGGAGAAGTTCTGTCAAGCATACATTATGTATCGTAATGCAACAGAGTCTGCCAAGATAGCTGGCTACTCTGAAGGTTCTGCACATACTCAAGGTCACAGACTTTTACAAAGAGAAGATATCAGGGAAAGAATAGAAGAGTTAGAGAAAGAAATAGAGACACGTATCGATGTTGTCTCTGAAATAGAAAATCAATATACCTATGCAAAGAACAACGGACATACAAACAGTGCTATTAAAGCATTAGAAGTCCTGACTCGTGTGCGTTCTGCTAAAGAAGAAGAAGCGCCTAAGACTATAGCTGAAGTAGAAGAAGATATAATTAAGTATCTTGAAGTTCTGGGTGAGAAAGAAACATCAAAACTTTTTTTAAAGTGTGACTTTTTCGCAGATGAAGAACAGGAAGAAGAACTTGATGAAGCAGAACATATAAGAAAAAAGATAGAATCTGTTCCAAAAAGAAATGTCAGGAAAGAATATCTTGAATCCAGAGAAGGTCATGTACTAAAATAGCATAAATCTTCTGTGCGCCTGATAATTAAACACACATAAAATTAGCTTATCTTCTGGTAGTAGGGTAGCCGAGAGGTTCTTTACCTACACTGTACGGCTAATTTTAGGACTTATTTTTTGTTAGAATCTCTTCAAGAGCAGGATGACGACCATTATGCATGTGTTGGAGCGTTGTAATATCTTTTTCCATTTGATTTAATTTTTCTGCTATTTCACCCTGCCACTCGTATTGAACTTTAAGATTGTCAGGACTTAGAATGTCTGCCAAAACCTTAATCTGACTTCTCAAAACAGACACAGCATTCTCTGCTGTATCCAGTTCTCTGTTTAATTCATCCACATAGTTTTTTATTTCAGCTTGATTAGCTTTGAGTGTATGCACTTGTGATCTTACCAACGCCCATGCGCCAGACAAAGAAGCTATTACTGCTCCTACTTGGAACAGAAACTGTCCATTCATTTCCATTAGTCTGAACCTATTTGAATATCAGGTGGTTCTGCATTTAAACTTCTACCTTTATAAAACTCTTCTAATCTAGATAATTGTCTTCTAAGATTATTTATATCTTTTCTATAAGAAAAACCTGTTTTCTTTCCTAACTCTCTTATAATTTTAGCAAACTCTTTAGACTGATCGGATAGAGTTGTTGGTAATGCACGTTCATTATTTATTGCTGCTTTCCTAGCTTTTTTTGATAGTAATACACCCTTACTTGAATCTTCTAAAGATTCTATAATATTTAATAATTCTTTTTTACCTACAATCTTTTCCATATCTCTGTATAAATTTAAAAAAGCTTGTTGAGATACAAACTCTTGCTGTAAAATCTCATCATAGTCTTTTAGTATAGAGACAGGATTAATTTCTGTACGAGGATCAGAAAGATTATCTTTTAAATCTTTAATAAATTTTCCTCTTTCTAAATTATAATTTTTATTAATATTAGACATAGCAAATCCCATAGTCTTTTTAGGATTAAATGTTTTTGTTTTAGCACCTGGAATTACAAGACCATTTTTAGAAAGTAATTCAAAAAGATTTTCTGCTCTTGCATCTTGAGTACCAAACACTTCACCATATTTAAATTTTTCTACGTCTTTTCCTACCTGACCAAACTTTTCAAATACACTGGCATCTCTTGCCATATCTGTTAAAAAGTTAAGATATCCTGGTTCAACAGCAGACAAAGCTTTTAAAAGATTTCTTCCTTCTCCTGTTGTTACAAACTCTTTCATATTTTTAGTAAACTCAAATGCTAAACTAGGATCGACGTAAGGATCAACTAGTTCATAAAAAGAATTTGTTAAAGATTTATCTAAGTCCTTTGATACATCTTCGCCTCTAGCTGCTTTGAGAATAAGAGGAACAACTGCATTTTGAAACTGACTATCAGGATGAATATAAGTAAGATTGACATAATCGTAGTTGCCGTTTTTATTTTTACCTGTTACTACTAACGCGCCATTCTTTTCCCAATCAGGAAGAAAATTACGCATTCCATCTACCACATCTCCAAAGCCATTGCTTTCATTCATAACGTAAGCACCAGTATACAGCGCACCTTGAGCCGCACTCCACTGAGCAAGACGAGATATCCCCTGTTTAGTTAATTCTTTGTTTCCTGTTTCAAAACCCTCTCTTAATTCATCTGTTGCAATTTTAAATATTTGATAAGTATTACGGATACGTTCTGCAGGATAAGCAGTAAAAGAACCTATCACTGGCAATGCTCTTAGCTTTTCTAATATTTTAGGAATACGGCCATATACAGGAGTAAGATTTAAAGTTTTCTGAGAAGCTATTTCTTTAATGTAATCCTTTGCTGTAGATGTTCCTCTACCAGCATTAAATGTTTGATCAAACTCTGCAAGTTTAGCTGCCTGTTGTTCCTTTGAAAGAGAATCAAATACTTTTTTAGCTTTTGTTTTCTCATTAGCAAAAACAGCTAATCCTTTAAAAGCATCGTCAACACCACCATAAAAATCTTGAGCAGTTTTAGCAGCTTTTGTTCCTGGTTTTCCAAATGCAGCTAAACCACCACTTTTAACAAGACGTTCTATGATATTACCGTCATCTATCTTATCAGATATATCTCCAAATCTTTTTAATACCTGATTAAGATCAATGTTAGAACCTCTAATTCCTAAATCAGTATATTCCTTAATAAGATCATCTTTTTCTTTCTTAGGTAGTGCCATTGCATATCTAAAACCATCTAGAAGACCTTTAAGATTTCCACTTGTTATTGTATATCCAATCGCACCTACAGTGTTTCTAATGTGTGCTAACGGAGAATAGATAGTCTTACCTGCTTTAGATAATCCCTGCACTCCAGAGAATGTTCTTACAACAGTTCCTACAACATTATCTTGTTTATAAAGATCACTAAGAAAACCTTCCCCTTCAAAAAGTTCTTTTAACTTCTGACCTTCTGTCTTTGTAATATACACATTTTTTAATGAATCATCTATAGCATCAAAGGGAAGGCGCATAACTGCATCTTCTTTTTCACCCTTAGATATCTTTTGAAAAGAACCAGTAATAGGCATTACATCCTCACCACCCAAACTTTGTCTGGCTACTGCTTCTGGATTTTTAGCTGCCTTGTCTACAGTAACAGCCACCCCTCTGCGGGTAGCATCTCCTATTATATCTCTGGCAGCATTAGTTCTTGAGGCTGTATCAACTATACCATTTATAGTTTCAGCTATTCTTAATCCTGGGATATTATTGTAACCAATAAATTTCTTTAACGTAGGACTTAAATCTTCTTTTCTTTTCTCAAACGCACCTGTTTCTTTTTTTAATTTTTTTGTAGGAGCATATAAACTTTCAGCAGCTTCATCTATAATCTTATCTACTTTAGTATTATCTAATGTTTCTTTAGCTACCCCTTCACTGTCTACTTGGATATATCTATCAGTAAATTTTTTCCAATTTGAATTTTCAGGATCGAGAAGCATAGCCTGTCTTAATTCTGATTTAATGTCTGGATTTCTTTTAATGAAGTCTTTATAACTTTCTGTTCTTTTAGTAACAGCATATTTTTCTGGAACATTACGAACATAATTAGGGTCTTTATCAAATATGCCTAGTATCTTTTTATTAACAGAAGAATTTTTAGCGAAGTCAAAAGCTTCATTTCTTAAACTAAAAAAGTCATCGATTAAATTTCTTGCTTCTTGACTTTTATTTTGAACTAAAGACAAACTATCCGCATCACCCTGAAGTGCTTTATTAATTAAACTTTCCTCTGCAAGTATTTCTTTTGTTCCTGTAGCATCGTCCTTTTTTATTCCTATGATATCTGCTTCTGTAAAATCTCTTTTTAAAACATCATTAAAAGAATTTGTTAAATCTTCTGCTCTGTTTTTGAAAGACATTGCCTGACCTGACTGACGTTCTATCAATCGTCTTTGTGTATCAGACGCACCACCCGCAGGTAAAAGATTACGCTCTAACCAAGCAACACCAGATTCTATACCTTCTTTTTTTGCATCAGGAAGAACTTGTATTGCTTTTCTACCTGAAGCTTTACCTAACTGATATGCACCACCGCCAGCAACATTACCCAAAACACCTATGACAGGAGAAGCAACACCTTCTATAATACCTTGAGTTGCAGCCTCTGTTAAATCAATACCATCTTCTTCATCCCGTAGTCCTACTTCTTGCTGTATCTTTTGATTGATAACATTTGTTGCTGCACCACCAGTTCCAGCTACAGTTCCTTCTACTGCATAACTGGCTAATGCTGGTTTAGAAACAGCGGCTTTTATTTTTGATTTAAGATATTTTCTTACACCCTGTTTAGCAGCTTCTTTAGCAGCCAAACTAGCAGCACCTCCTGCACCTAAAGTAAATGCAGCGGCTACAGCAGAAAATAAATTAGTAGGATCAGTTATACCAGCAAGACCATAGTCTGCTATTTTTTTACCGAGAGGTGCGGCACCTTCTCCAAAGGTAGGAAGTTTATCTGCTTCTTGTAAAGAGTATCCAAGAATAGCTTTGCTATCATCATCCAAATCATCTATAGCACTTTTTGCTACAGGAGCAGCTACAAGATTGTTTTCAAAAAATCTCTTTCTTGTAAGAAAAGCATCTACGATACTTTGTTTATTTTGATAGTCAACATCAATTTCTAAATCTTTCAAGACATAGAAAAGACCATCAGTAAAGTCTTTATCAGCAACTAAACTTTCATATGACCTTTCTTGTACGGAAGGTTGTTGTTCTTCAGCCACTAGCCATTATCCTTTAGGTCTTCCACGTTTGTTTAATTGTTCTCGACTTCGTTGACCCAATCTTGATTTATCAATTATAGGAACATTATTTTGGTTACCTGTGGCAGGTGGAAGCGATCCTGGTTTATCAGATAAGGTTTTACCCATTGCAATTCTATATTGTTTTTGTACTCTAGGATCATTAGGATAAAGAGCAGCTATTTCTTTTTTAGCCTCTGGACTGACAGTACCATCATTAAATGTAGTTATTAGTTTACGAAGTTCTGAATTAGTAACCCTGCCAACTTTCGCTGCTTTAATATCTAATTCTCGTTTTTCTAATCCTAACCTTCTTCTAGCTATTTCATTAGCCAATCTTTGCTGCCTTTCTTTAGCTTGCTTGGCAGACATAGATGCAGCAGCTTGACCAAACTGTGTTCCTAAAGGTTTAGAAGGATCAGCCTGTGAATAACCTATAAGAAAGTCACCAAGAGTATCTAATCTAGTAGGAGTAGCAAAAGGATCTTGCTTTGGACGTTCCGTAAAAAAGTCACGTATTGAAGAAATACCTGAACTTACTGTATCTCTTGCAGTTTCAAAAAATCCTGGCTGCGCCTCTGCTAAAACTGCTGCTAAAGCTGCTTCTTCTTCTTTAGTAAATTTATCTGGATCATCTTCTGGATCAGGAATTTGTCCTCCAGCTTGAAGAGAAGCCAGTCCAGATGAACCTCCTACTTTACCACCAGTTTTTCTAAATTTTGATAACGCACCTAAAAATCCTGAAGCTTGTTGAAGATAGGTTGGTTGTGCCTGTCCTGGTCCTATGTTCGTGCGTGTACCTGCTGCACCTAACTGTCTTTGAGTGGGTTGAATAAACTCAGAGTATTGAGCAAGTGTAGCCTCTGGGAAAGTTCTTTCTTCTAAAAACTTTCTTTGTGATATATCTAAATCAGCTTGGCTTCGTCCTCTACGTGCTGCACCGACTGCTTCTAAACGTGCAAGTTCATCAGCAGTTCCTCTAGGTGCAACCTGTGCAAGTTCAGTAAGACTACGAGCAGCGCCTAATCTATTCTCTTGTTGTGCTTGTGCCTGTTGCACTGCTTGTTTAAAAGCTTCTGACAAACCTGCGGTTCTTATGTCAGCAATACCCTGTTCTAAATTACGG